AGAAATAAATATAATGGCCGCAATAGCAAAAATAATAGAAGTTAAAAAACCACAAGTAATATGAAAACTATAAATTGGATGGGGTATAAATGGATACCTAGAGAGGTATGGGGTAAATTTCACCCATTAAAACCCTATTGCTATTATGATTTAGAAGCTATTGATTGTGATGAAGATGAAAATTTAGTTTTAAAAACACACGTTAATCCTAAAAAATTAAAACATCCTCATACTAAAAAATTTATTGAAATTCCTATAGGAGTTGGGTTAATATCCTGTAAAGAAAAATTTGGATATGGATATTTCGAAATAGAGGCTAAATTACCTAAAGGTAAAAACTTATGGCCTGCTTTTTGGATGAGTCCTTTTGAAAGTTGGCCTCCTGAAATTGATGTATTTGAAGGGTATACAAAAAATAGAAAAAATTATTTCCATTTTAATTGGAAAAATCCATTTGGGTTTTGGAGAGTAGAAACTAATTTCCATTGCGGTAAAGAGCCTAAAAATTTTAACTTAGGTGCTAAAACACATTGGTTAGGTTTTAAAGACCCAACAGAACATTTTAATAAATTTGGGTGTATGTGGTCACCGAATAAAATAGAAATATTCTATAATGATAAGCTAGTTAGAAAATTAACTGATGAAAAATTATTAAAAGAATATCATGGAAAAACCATGAATGTTAAAATAAATGCCCATGTTGATAAAAATGTGGATAAAGAAAACCATAAAACATCTGAATATATAATTAAAAATTTTAAATACGAAAAACTATGAATCAAAATCAAGCGCAAGCAGCCCCAAATGTAGATTTAAAAAATACTACATCAATCGAAACCCCAAATGGAAATAAAATTTTTCAACAGGGAGTTATACTTAGACAAGTATCTAAATTTGTAGTAGGTGCAAGTGAAGATGCAATTTTACCAATTCCAGTATTTTACGATCCTGAAACTGGTAAAGTATTAGAACAAACTTTACCTAAAGAATTAAGAGAAGAATTCAAGGATGATACAATATGAAAAATATCTTTGATTGGTTAAATGAGGTAACATTAATAAAAAGACCAGTTGAGGACATTCCTAAAGAGTCTTGGGAAAAATGGAATTCATATATGATGCATCGTTATTTGTCTATGTATGTGGGTTATGTTGAAATAGTAAATTATGTTCAAAAGCTTAATCCCCAAAGTAAAAAACAAATATATAGCATTTATAGACAGCTTATTCCTAAGAAAAAAATTTGGTTAAAATATATTAAAAACCAAAATAAATCCCAAAAACAAGAATTAATAGAATATATATCTAGATATTTTGAATGTGGATTAGCAGAAGCAAGTCATTATATTAATATCCTACCTTCAGAAGAAGCAAAAAGTATATTATCTGAAATGGGGATTAATAATAAAGAAATTAAAAAGATATATAAATGAGTAAATTAGAAGAATTGCTTTACAGTGCTGAAGAGCATGGACAAAGACATAAAATGTTTGAAGAAATAAAACACCAAAAAATAAAATCACCTAATTTATCTCTAGAAGAAATATACGAAAAAGCTTATAATATAGTAATGAAAACATGAAAAAAAGTAAAATTATAGAAGCTTTAACTGCCCAGGCTGAGGCAGATAGAGTAAAAGCCTTAATGGCATTAGATTTATTAGAAAACCAAGCAGTAGGAATTGGTGATCACACAGCAAATGATTTTTTTAAAGATGCAACTGAAGCACTAAATTTATTAGCTGAGGCAGATGATAGATTAGATGCATTAGATAAATATTTCTCAAATAACCCATCATATGAAGGATAAATTTATAGAAGATTTAATAGAATCGAGAAAAGATTTTAAGACATATCAAGCAGAATCAGATCACACTGTAGCTCAATTTGAAGAAGAATATCCTGAATTATCTCAGGAATTTAAAATAATCCAAGATGAAATGTATAGAATGTTTGCAGCTAAGCATATGGATTATGGTTTACAAAACATTTCATTAGGTGGTGATTTAACTAAAGAAAATGATAAGAAATTTTCATTAACAGGTCTAGCAATTAGATTAACTGATAAAATTTCAAGATTAAGAAATTTACTTGCTAATGGTAGAAATTTTGTTAAAGGTGAGGGAATGGAAGACACGTTTCTAGATGTAGCTAATTATGGTATAATTGGTTTATTAGTTGGGCGTGATAAATGGAAAAAATAAATGAGGAAAATCCCTAAAATAGTAAAGGAAATTCAAAACTATACTCCTCAAGCTATCAATTATGCTATTGAGAAAAATATTTCATTTTCCCAACTTGCAATGTATAATAGATGTGCTCATAGATGGTCATTACAGTATAGGGATGGTCATAAAATATTTACACCTAGTATGCATGCTGTATTTGGAAAAGCTTTACATGAAGCTCTTCAACATTATTTAGACATAATGTATAAAGAAAGTGGAGCAGCGGCTGATAGAGTAGATATTTTAGGATTTTTCAAGTCAAGATTAAAAGAAAACTACTTATCTGATTATGAAAAAAATAAAAGTACTCATTTTTTTAAAGATGGAGAATTACAAGAGTTTTATCAAGATGGAGAAAATATAATTAATTATTTTAAAAAACATAAAGGAAAAACTTTTAGTAAAAAAGGAGAATATTTAGTAGGTTGTGAAATTCCTATTATAGCAAGTCCTAATAAAATGTTTTCAAAAGTCAAATTTCAAGGATATCTTGATGTTGTAACATATAATGAAACTATAAATAAATTTACAATATATGATATTAAAACCTCAACTAATGGGTGGGGTAAATGGGCTTTATCTAATAAAAATGCTATTAAACATTATCAGTTAGTATTATATAAAAAATTCTTTGCAGAACAATTTGGAATCCCAGAAAAAAATATTAATATTGAGTTTTTCATAGTTAGAAGAAAAGTTTACGAAGATGGAGAATATCCACAAAAAAGAATACAAAAGTTTACTCCTCCAAATGGAAAAACAACAATTAATAGAGCAACTAAAGTTTTAAATAATTTTATAAAAGATGTTTTTATTGGAAATGAATATAATCAAAAGGCTTTTAAACCTAGTTTAGCTAATCCTAATAATTGTAGATTTTGTCCTTATTATGGGGATGATTTATGTCCTGGTACAAAGAATAGGGCTTAATAATATGTATTTACATATATAAAAATAAATAAAAATGGCAAATAAAGAAATGACACTAACAAGTGTAAAAGTTAAAAGTGATTTATTTGAAGAATTTAAAATTCAATGTGTAAGAAGAAAATTTTCTTTTCAAAAACTTTCTGATAGAGCAATTCATTTATATCTTACAGATGAAGAATTTAGAAAACAAATAAGTAATCACACAAATTTAGAATTATAAAAAGTATAAGTATATGACAAAAGATGGTTTCATTGAAAAAGATAAAAGAAAAAAAATTCTTTTATTATGTGATGATATTAGAGTTCACTCTGGCATTGCCCATGTAGGAAAAGAAATAGTTTTAAAAACATGCCACCATTATAATTGGTGTCAAATAGCAGGAGCAGTAAAACACCCAGATAAAGGAAAAATAATAGAATTAGGAGATTCAATTCAAAAAGAATTTGGTATTGAAGATGCATCAGTAACTTTATATCCAACAGATGGATATGGTGATTCTAGAGTTTTAAGAGATATGATAAAGAGAGAAAAACCTGATGCTATTTTATTTATCACAGACCCAAGATATTTTATATGGGCTTTTCAGATTGAAAATGAAATTAGAAAAGATATTCCAATTATATATCTTAATATTTGGGATGATTATCCTGCACCTCAATACAACGAAAATTACTATGAATCTTGTGATGCCCTGTATGGTATTTCTAAACAGACTGTAAATATAAACAAAATTGTTTTAGGGGATAAAGCAAAGGATAAAGTTATAGAATATTTACCTCATGGTCTTAATGAAGATATATTTAAACCTTTACCTCAAGATGATAAGATATTATCTGAAATGAAAAAGCAAATTTTTAGAAATAATGAATTTGATTTTGTATTATTTTTTAATTCTAGAAATATTAGGAGAAAACAAATATCTGATACTATATGGGCTTATAAAATGTTTTTAGATTCTTTATCTAAAGAAGAAGCCGAAAAATGTTGTTTTATGCTCAAAACTCAACTTTCAGATAATAATGGAACTGATTTAGTAGCAGTATGTGAATATCTGTTTGGGGATGATTGGGAAAAGTATATCCGTTTTGTAGATGGTAAATTATCTTCAGAACAAATGTCTGCGTTATATAATATGTCGGATGCTACTATTTTACTTACTTCTAATGAAGGGTGGGGATTAGCATTAACTGAAAGCATGCTAACAGGTACTCCTATTATAGCTAATGTTACAGGGGGAATGCAAGATCAAATGAGATTTATAGATGAAAATGGAAAATGGTTTACACCTTCTCCTCAAGTACCTTCGAATAACACGGGTAAATACAAATCTCACGGTGAATGGGCATTTCCAGTATTTCCTGCGTGTAGATCAATTCAAGGTTCGCCTATAACGCCATATATTTGGGATGATAGATGCAAACCAGAAGATGCTGCTAATAGAATAAAAGAAATATATGATTTATCTCCTGAAGAAAGAAAATCCAAAGGAGCTAAAGGAAGAGAATGGGCCTTATCAGATGAAGCAGGATTTACAGCTAAACATCAAGGTAAAAGATTTATTGAATATACTGATAAGTTATTTAAAACTTGGGAACCTAGAGAAAGGTATGAATTTTTAAATAGTAACGAATATAAAACAAGAACATTAAATCATAATTTAGTTTATTAATGAAGAATACATTTTACATAAGTTGCCCAATTGATACTTACAGTGGGTATGGAGCTAGAGCAAGAGATTTTGTTAAAGCTTTAATAGAATTAGATAAATATGAAGTTAAAATATTACCTCAAATGTGGGGAAATTGTCCTTGGGGTTTTATTGATGATAACCCTGAATGGAAATTTTTAAAAGAACATTTTATTGAAGGCAACCAATTAAATGAGCAACCCGATATTTGGTGTCAACATACTATACCTAGTGAATTTAACCCAATAGGAAAATATAATATAGGATTAACTGCAGGGATTGAAACTACAGTTCCAAATCCTAAATGGATTGAAGGGTTAAATAGAATGGATTTAAACTTAGTTTCTTCTCAACATTCAAAAAATGTTTTTGATCATGCATCTTTTAAGGGTAAGAATAAACAAACAGGCCAGGAATTTGAATTAAAATCAACTAAGCCTATAAAAGTATTAATTGAAGGAGCAAATTTAGAATTATATAAACCTCATAAAGAATTTAATAGTGAAGATTTATATGATGATATAAATTCAATACCAGAAAGTTTTGCTTATTTATTTGTGGGACATTGGATGCAAGGAAGTTTAGGACATGATAGAAAAAACGTAGGGTTATTAGTTAAATCATTTTTAGAAAATTTTAAAAATAAGAAAAAAGTACCTGCTCTTATTATGAAATGTAGTGGAGCTGGTTCTTCATATATGGATAGAAGAGAAATATTAAAAAAGATCCATGACATTAAAAAAACGGTCCCATCTAGGAAATTACCTAATATTTATTTACTTCATGGGGAATTTACAAATGAAGAAATGAGTGAGCTATATAATCACCCAAAGGTAAAAGCAATGGTTAATTTAACTAAAGGTGAAGGATATGGTAGACCTTTATTAGAGTTTAGTTTAGTAAATAAACCTATTATTAGTACCAATTGGTCTGGTCATATAGATTTTTTAAATCAAGAATTTACAGCTTTATGTGGAGGACAATTAAACGATGTTCATCCATCAGCTAGAAATGAATGGATAGTAGAAGGATCAAAATGGTTTGATGTTGATTTGGGAAATGTAGGGTTTTTCTTAAATGATGTTTTTGATAACTATAAGAAATATAAAAATCTAGCTAATAGACAAGGGTATGTAAGTAGAACTAATTTTTCATTTGAAAAAATGAAATTTGATATTGATTCAATTTTATCAGAATCAGTCCCAGAATTTCCAAAACAAATAGAATTTAAATTACCTGAACTTAAATTACCTAAACTTAAAAAAGTAGAAGCATGAATTCAGACAACTTAACAATATGTCCTAGATGTGGATCAGATGCATGCTATGTGACTGAAGTAAATGAAAAAATTAAAAATTATTTTTGTTATGGGTGTGGATTTCAATCTAATTCATTAATGAAAAAAGATGAATTATTTTTTGAAGAACAAATGGAACTACTTCCTAATTTATATAAAGAATTAATGGGTGAAGATGAGGAAGGAAGAATTTGGATGCCTACCACAATTAACATCCCAGAAAAAGGAATGATATTTGCTAATGGTTCTAATGGTGATAATTGGAAATGGGCAGCTGTACAAGCAGTGCCTGTTAAGGAAGAAGAAAAAGAAAAATATCCTATACCAAATAAAAAAGGAGAATACTATAAATGGAGGATGGATATGAATACTATAAAAGAATTTGAAGAAAGTGACTTTATAGAGGCATTAGATTGTATTGGAATGTTTGAAAATTCTGTGGAAAAATAAATTAATTTATATATATTTCACCTATGAAAATAAGTTATGCACTCACAGTTTGTAATGAGGATAAAGAATTAGATAATTTAATTAATCATATAAGTCCTTTAATAAGAGAAGAAGATGAAATTGTTATTGTATATGATCAAAATAGAGTAACAAAAGAAGTTCATCAAATATTAAACGAAAATAAAGATAAAGTTAAGTTTTATCCCTTTGATTTTCAACAAAATTTTTTAGAAAATAAACT